GATAAAGATAAATTACCTAGATATACATTGGCAATAGATTATGATACAAAATAATTATATTCAAGATGATTAGAAAATTCATTTCAAACAAGAGGTTATACTATCATGTTGGTAGTAAGATGCAAACAATGTAACACGGAGATCCATAGCACTAACAAAACACAGTCGTGTGGATGTCCTAACATGATGACAGTCATTGGAGAAAAAATTTCTGCATTTGACTTAAACAAAGTCGTTATGTTAAATTCACAGAAGAACACTAAACAAAAAGATGTTCTGTCTTCTCAAGACTTGATGTATCAAGAGGAGAGAAGAAGCCGAAAGGTAAAAAAACTTGATTTTGAAATTAGGTGATTATGTCTCATAACTGTATTACCGAAAAACAGTGTCAGGAGATGATCGATAAAGCAATCGATAAACACAACAAAACTGCCTCACTCATTAGTGCTTGTATAGGTTCAGTATTACTGTTCTTCTATGCTCAAGGACTCTTGATTGTGGTAGGATTGTGGAAATAATAATCATATACATATTACAAGAATGAAATTTTATTCCGTGGAACACTGGCAAGAGAACTGGGAAGAACTAATCTCGAAGGTTGAGAATGGTGAATCAATAGGAATAACAAACGGAAAACATAAAGTAGTAATGGTTCCGGCAGACGAAGAAATTATAAGAATTCATACTGAACATAATGACGCGTCGTAAGAATAGATCATATAAAAGAGTAACAGATGATCGTGAACCAATCACAATCAAACATTCTGATATATGTTATCCAGGGGCTATCAAAGAGAAACAGGTAGATGATGCTGATACTTCTTATCCTGGTATTGTCATCAAATACGATACTGGATATCTGTTGGAAGATGGTCTTCATAGGATAACCAAACTTCAACGTGAAGGTATCTATGAATCTCTTTTCTATGTGGTTACAGTAGACGAATATAAAACTGGCCTAGTAGAAATGATATGTGGTTCCAACTCTGTTATATTAGGAGAGTGGAACCACAACAAACTGGACTCACAACCTCAATGAGGTTAAGGGGGTTTAGCAATCTGGTGAATGCAACGTGCTCATAACACGTCGAAGGTGGGTTCAATCCCCACAACCCCCATTGACATTTCGATGTCAAACCCTTATAATACTAAGGTCAACAAACAAGCAAATGACTATCACTTCCAAGTTTAAAAAAGATCTTCAGACCCTACGTGGTGCTGCAAATGGGGACTTCTTCCTGGATGTAAAGAACCCAAAACTTTTCAAAAAAGTTCGTAAGTATTATGACAATACTGGTGTAGTATTTTCTGGTGATCCTCTGGATGACTATGATATTCTCATCGATTGTATTGCAGCAGATCTAGAAACTATGGAGGTTGCGTGAACGATCTGGATCCTAAGTCTGTTGCCTCAACAAAGACTATTGTTATTCATGAACGATTTCCTTATCGTTTTGTTCAACGAGGTTATATTCAATTGAACGGAAAACCAGATTTCCGTATGCAAAAAGCAAATGAGTATACTAAAAAATACTCAGATGTTTATTTGTTTGATAATGGAGACCAGATGCTTCTTGCTATCGAGGACTCAGAATATGCCAAGTGGTTAGATCCAGATGATGTACCTTGTTATATTAAAGACTCGGTAAGTCGTTAAACAAGCCCTGGTGGAGTCAATAGACCCTATGGTTTCTTGTTTCCATATAAAGAACAAGTGGCGTGCATGAAAGACCGTATGTTTAAAAGGAGGGTTATTCAAACTCTCCTTTTTTAGTATAATTGTATAAAGGATATTATAAAATGAAAATAGGATTTAACTGTAGTTCATTCGATTTGTTTCATGCAGGTCATGTGACCATGTTGAAAATGGAGAAACAGTTGTGTGATTATCTCATTGTTGCACTTCAAGTCGATCCAACTATTGATCGACCTGGAATCAAAAACAAACCAACACAGTCTGTGTATGAGAGATATGTTCAGGTACAATCTTGTAAGTATGTTGATGAGATACTTGTTTATGAAACTGAAGAAGATCTTCTTAATATGATTAAGACTCAGATAATTGACGTTAGATTTCTAAGTGAAGAGTATAAGGATAGAGACTTTACAGGAAAACAATATTGTATTGATAATGACATTGAGATTCATTATCACAAGAGACAACACAAATACTCTTCTACTGAACTCCGCAATAGAGTTTATACACTTGAGAAACAGAAGTTGGATCAACTTAAAGAAAGTCCTGAAGTTAGAGGACCTGAACAATATTCACCTAAACTGTTGGAGAAGTATAACGAAAAATGAGTCTTAATGAAGGATTTAATGAAATAGAGTCTACTAAATACCTCTAGTTAATAATCTTTGGGAATATGGCATACAAAGGTACTGCAGGTAAGTCTGCAAGTGGAGCATCTATGTCAAAGTATGATGTAGAAGTAGAAGCTAGACTTCAGGCACTAGAGTCAGAAACACATACAAAACCAACTGGTGCAACACACGCAAAAATTGAAGAGAGACTGGCTGCTCTTGAAGCAGCAGTGACAGAACTTAAGTCTACATCAACTGTCTCTGCACCATCTGGTAGTGTTGAAGCACTTATTAAAAGACTGAATGATATTCCTGCAATCACAGAACATTGTACTAAAGATGCTGATGGTGTCAGAAGACTTAAGGTGTGATATAATAAATTAGTTGTAGTAAAAAATTATGAGTGAATATAATAAGACTGCACTAGTGCTTGGTGCAGGTGGTTTTATTGGTAGTCACATGGTAAAGAGACTACGTGCAGAAGGATACTGGGTTCGTGGAGTTGATCTCAAGAACCCAGAGTTCACTTCGACTGAAGCAAACGAATTCATTCGAGGAGACTTGCGTGAAGCTGACTTTGTTCGTCGTGTTCTTCGGTTCAAAGGATATCAAGGTAACTTCTATCATAGTGTTCCTGAAAGACTTCATCTTCCTTTTGATGAGATCTATCAGTTTGCTGCTGATATGGGTGGTGCAGGTTTTGTTTTCACTGGTGAGAACGACGCAGACATCATGCACAACTCTGTTACAATCAACCTAAATGTTCTTGAGGAACAACGTAAACTCAATGAGACTGTAGGAAATAAGACTAAGATCTTCTATTCTGGGTCGGCATGTATGTACCCAGAGTACAATCAACTTGACCCTGATAATCCTGACTGTCGTGAAGAATCCGCATATCCAGCAGCACCAGACTCTGAATATGGATGGGAGAAACTCTTCTCCGAACGACTATACCTATCTTATAATCGTAATCATGGTATTCCTGTTCGGGTTGCTAGGTATCACAATATCTTCGGACCAGAAGGAACCTGGCAAGGTGGAAGAGAGAAGGCTCCAGCTGCTATCTGTAGGAAAGTTGCTAACCTCCCGTCACAAGGTGGAGCCATCGAAGTGTGGGGAGATGGTCTACAGACTCGTTCCTTCTTGTTCATTGATGAATGCATCGAAGCGACTAGAAGAATGATGGACTCTGACTTCATTGGACCAGTAAATATTGGTTCTGAAGAGATGGTTACTATCAATCAACTTGTAGACATTACTGCAAGAGTTGCAGAGAAGGAAGTCACTAAGATCCACATTGATGGACCTCTAGGTGTTCGTGGCCGTAACTCCAACAATGATTTGATTCGTGAGAAGTTGGGTTGGAATTATGAACAAACCCTTGAAGAAGGTATCCGTTACACATACTATTGGATTAGTGAACAGACAAATATACAGGAGACAAAATAATGGCTGGTATTACACATAGTCAGATTAAAAATCTGATGGCAGGAAGAGATAAAATTACTATTTTTGAAATTGGTTGTGCAGATGGTAGAGACACTAAAAAGTTTCTGAATACTTTTGGTCCTGAACTTACCATCTATACCTTTGATCCTGAACCTATTAATGAGGTATTTGTAACACAACTTGGTCAGAAAGATGCATTTGGTGGTGGCAATGACCAACTGGCAAATGATGATAGGCATATCTTCCATCCTTATGCGATGTGTGATTATAAAGGAACCATCACATTTAACAGGTCTCAAAACTTGGATGGACCTGGACAAGGTGAAAATTGGGGTAGATACTCTGGTTC